CAGCGCTCTCTAGGTGCTGGATTGCTAAATGTCGCTTATGTTGCTGCTTGCTTGCGTGATGAGTTTCGCTATACTAGAAGCCAATTTGTGAGAACCACAGTTAAGTGGGAGCCATTGTTTGAAGCGGATGCGACTACAATGACCATGGTTGGTGATGGTGCCGTGAAGTTGAATCAGGCATTGCCTGGTTATATAAATGCAGAGACAATTCGGGACCTTACTGGTATCGCCGGAGACATGTCTGCTAGGCCAGTTGTAAGCGAGGGCGGTTCAGATGGAGAATGATGTTTTACCTGGTATCTTGCAAGAGGTTCAGGAGAGGTTTGAACGAGATTTTGGTAAGAGCGAGATTGTCAGAAATGCTTTTGCTGCGTTAAAAGCAAAAAAAGCTACTTACAAAACTGCAAATGAGTTTGCGGTTGAAATTGGAGAGATTCTCTCTAAGGCTCTAGGAGCGTCTCTGAGCGCTGATAAATTACCAGACGGAAAAATGTATTACAATATCGCTCAGCGTTTGCTGACGGACGTGCTAGGACGAAATCACGAGCTTGTGAGTGGTTATGCTATCGATGTTCAGAAGAATTTGAACGATGAAGCAAAAATCGGTCTCAAAGTGCAAGTCCCTGAATTGAATCAGGATCGAATAGCTGGCATTGTCAATCGCTTTTCGTCTGAGGAGAATTTTGAGGCTGTCAGTTGGTTGCTCGGTGAACCTATGGTGAACTTCACACAGTCAATTATTGATGATAGCATTCGGAAGAATGCGGAGTTTCATGCTAAAACTGGCTTGGTACCGATGATCAGTAGACACTCTACTAGACGTTGTTGCAAATGGTGTGATAGCTTGGTAGGAAATTATATATACGGTGAAGAGCCAAATAATTTCTACAGAAGGCATCAGCATTGTACTTGTGTAATTGACTATCATCCTAAAAATGGTAAGGTTCAAAATTCTTGGACTAAAAAAATCAGAAATGAGAGTTCCGATGAATTAGAAAAGCGTAAGAGAATGAATATTGATGTGCGTGATAATAATCGCAAAGCAGATATTCAGGAATATAAGAAAATAGTTGATGTTTTAGGAGTTCAAAATGCTCCTATTTCACTAGCAAAGTTTCAGGATTTGAAGTATAATGGTGGTGAGGGATATGAACGCTTAAAAGATGTAGTTTATATCCAAGAAAACTTCAAAAATGGCACTTGGCTGGATAAAATCAATCCAGAAAAGCAAGCTAGGCATATTCAGTCAACATCATCGTCTGGAAAGAGCTATTTTTATGATCATGTGGATGTTAATGCTCTGTACGATAAGTACAAGATGACTGGTTTTTTAGAAACTAGTAGAAAAGGCGCTCAAACCAGCAATGAAAAGGTTGATTTATTTGAAGATAGTCCGTTAGGAATTGATGTTTATACTGGTAAGCCAGTAAATGCTATGACAATCAAATATAGCAAAACTGGCGCACACTTAATACCGACATACTACGAAAGGGGAGACTGATGGAACTTAGAAAATTTAATAACAAGGTTGTCAGAGTCACCGATATTGACAACCAGACCTTCGAAGGCCTCTGTCTTTATGAGGACAAGGATGTCTATGATGAAGAATATGATGGGTTGTCCGTTAAGTCAGGAACCCGGTGGACAAAACTCTTTGAGGACGAAATCAAGGAAGTTAAAATTATAGCATAAGCACGTTGACAGTGGTCAGGGTGCTTTTATTATGCTTTGGAAGGAGTAACGATGGAAAATACGATTGATTTTTCAGAGAAAAAGTCTAGTCTGGAGCGTGGTGCTTCCGTGAAAGAAATTTTGGAGGAAAATCTTGAGGCTAGTCATAACTATACTTCGGTATTAGTGGTTTCTTTGGATAAAGATGGTGAGATAAATCTTGGCTATAGCTGGGAGAGTAGTTTGCAGGCATTGGGAATGCTGGATGTTGCTAAAAATTATATTTTGAACGTGATCAATTAAATTATCCCAGCGATAGGGTTATCATGCGATGACGATTGAAAGGAAAGTGGAATGGCGAGGAAGAAACTTGGCAATCAGAATCCTACTCAATCGGTGATTTTAAAATACGTCAAGAAAAATTCAAAAGCTAAAGAAGCGATTGAACTTTACGAGCGGACAGGGCTTTCTTGCTATGCTTGGCAGAAGAATCTCTTATTGCCTATGATGGCTGTTGACAAGAACGGTCTTTGGGTGCATCAGAAGTTTGGCTACTCTATACCTCGTCGTAATGGTAAATCAGAAATCCTCTATATAGCTGAAATTTGGGCGCTTCATAAAGGATTGAACATTCTGCATACAGCGCATAGAATTTCTACATCTCATGCCTCTTTTGAAAAAGTTAAACGATACCTTGAGAAAATGGGGTATGTGGATGGTGAGGATTTCAATTCCATTCGAGCTAAGGGTCAAGAAAGAATTGAGCTATATTCAACAGGAGGTGTTGTCCAATTCCGTACTAGGACATCTAATGGTGGTCTTGGTGAAGGGTTCGACATGCTGATCATTGACGAGGCTCAGGAGTACACGACCGATCAAGAATCTGCTTTGAAATACACGGTGACGGATAGTGAGAATCCTATCACAATCATGTGTGGGACACCTCCGACACCTGTATCAAGTGGTACGGTCTTTACTAAGTATCGTGAGACTTGTCTTTTTGGAAAAGGGAAGTATTCTGGCTGGGCTGAGTGGTCGGTTTCTGACGAAAAGGAAATCGACGATGTGGAAGCCTGGTATAATTCTAATCCGTCTATGGGCTACCACTTGAATGAGCGTAAGATTGAAGCTGAGCTTGGTGAGGATAAGCTGGACCATAATATCCAACGTTTGGGATTCTGGCCGACTTACAACCAGAAATCTGCCATTTCCGAAACGGAGTGGAATGAGCTCAAGGTGGATGATGTCCCAGAATTATCTGGTAAGTTGTCTGTTGGTATTAAGTATGGCCAAGACGGAACGAACGTGGCATTGAGTATTGCTGCACGGACTAAAGATGGCCGTTACTTTATCGAGACAGTCGATTGTCAATCTGTTCGTAATGGGAATGAGTGGATGGTCGCTTTTCTGAGACAAGCTGATGTATCTCAGATTGTCATCGATGGCGCAAGTGGTCAAAAGATCCTGGACGAAGAGTTGAAGGACTACAGAATCAAGAATGTGATTCTACCGACGGTGAAAGAAATTATCGTGGCCAACGCTCTTTGGGAACAGGGGATTTACCAGAAAACCATCTGTCACGCTGGCCAGCCGTCATTGTTTAAAGTAGCTACTAACTGTGACAAGCGAAATATTGGTTCAAATGGTGGCTTTGGTTATCGATCGCACTTTGACGACATGGATATTTCTTTGATGGATAGTGCTTTGCTTGCGCACTGGGCTTGTGCTACGACCAAGCCTAAGAAAAAGCAAAAAATCAGTTATTAAAATAAGCGGTCTTGTGACTGCTTTTTTTGATGCCCAAAATTACCGAACTGCCGGGGAAGCAGGAGAAAGGAGACATGAGAATGTCAGAATTTAAACCAATCACTACACAAGAAGAATTTGATAATGCTATTAAGGAACGCTTATCTCGTGAGAAATCGAAGTATAGCGACTATGATCAGCTCAAGTCTCGTGTTACAGAATTGGAAAAAGAAAATGTTGGCTTGAAGTCAACAATCGAAGCTAATCGTCAAAGTAAGGCGGATGCTGACAAGCAACTTGAAGACATGCAGAAGCAGATCTCTAATTATGAGACGGCTAGTCTGCGAACTCGTGTGGCTTTGCAGTATGGATTGCCTTATGACCTTGCAGACCGTTTGCAAGGAACTGATGAAGATAGCTTCAAAGCAGATGCAGAGCGCTTGGCTGGGTTTATGAAATCTAAAGAATCAATCCCACCACTAAGAACAAATGAGCCTAGTTTAGGCGATGATAAAGATGCAGCATTAAAAGGAATGTTGCACAAAATGAGAGGAGAATAATTTATGGCAACACTACAAACAGGGGATCTTTTCCCAGTCGAAACAGTCCAAGACATTTTTAGTAAGGTAAAGGGACATTCAACCCTTGCAAAACTTACTACTCGAGAACCTATTCCATTTTCTGGGACGGAAACATTTGTATTCAATCTTGAAGGAAATGCTGAAATCGTAGGTGAAGGCAATCCTTCAAGTGCTGGAAGTGCGACTATGAAACCAAAGGTAATCAAACCTATTTTGATTACTTACCAAGCACGGGTATCTGAGGAATTTGTAAATTGTTCTGAAGAAAAACAATTGTCTTACCTCAAATCATTTATTGATGGCTTGTCTAAAAAAGTTGCACAAGCAATTGATATTGCTTCATTCCATGGACTTGAACCAAAATCAATGACAGATGCTTCTTTCAAAGCAACAAACTCATTTGATGGTTTGATCACAGGAAATGTAGTTGCTTATGAAGCAAGTAAAATTGATGAAAACATTGATGCTGCTGTTGCAACCATCACAGCAAATGATTGCGAAGTCAACGGTATTGCATTGTCTCCTGCTGCAGGAGCAGCACTTGGAAACATCAAGGTAAACGGGGTAGTCCAATATCCTGAATACCGTTTTGGCCAAAATCCAGGATCGTTTTACGGAATGAAGTCTGATGTTAATAAAACATTGACTACCGTAGCAAGTTCAGCTAAAAAAGACCATGTTATCGTTGGTGATTTTGAAAATGCTGTTAAATGGGGGTATGCAGAGGAAATTCCTCTTGAAATCATTAAGTACGGTGATCCAGATGGAGCTGGTCGTGACTTGAAACGCTACCGTGAAGTTTGCTTGCGTACACAAGTGTATGTAGGTTGGGGAATTCTTGACGAGCAGGCATTTGCTCGTGTGGAGGCTTAATATGGAATATATTAATAAAGAAACCTTAGCAACAATTGAAACAGACAGTAAATTGGCAGGTGATTGGGTTCCTATTAGTGAATTCAAGGAAGAATATCGTCTGACTGTTCCAGAAATCAAGTCGAAACTTGATGAGTTGGGTGTTGAGTATGATAGCAAGGCAAATAAATCCGCTTTGTTGGATTTACTAATCGCAAACGAAGGGTGAGTTAGATGGAAAACTTTGCAACAGTAGAAGATTTGAAAAAATTGTGGCGAGCGTTGAAATTCGATGAGGAAAAACGAGCCGAGGCGCTGTTGGAAGTTGTTTCTCATTCTCTTCGCGTTGAAGCTAAAAAAGTTGGTAAGGATTTAGATGGGTTAGTGGCTACTGATCCATCTTTTGCCGTGGTAGTCAAGTCCGTTACAGTCGATGTGGTAGCTCGTACCCTGATGACTTCAACTGACCAGGAGCCGGTGACTCAATTTGCTGAAAGTGCCTTGGGATATTCCGTAAGTGGTTCTTATCTAGTCCCTGGTGGTGGTCTCTTTATCAAGGACTCTGAATTGAAACGTCTAGGCCTCAAAAAGCAAAGATATGGGGTGATTGATATCTATGGGACGGATTAAAGGAATTACTGTAACTTTGATTGGGAAAACCAAGAATGGTAGGGATGACTTTGGGCATCCAATCTATGAGAATACCGAAATTCAAGTAGATAATGTTCTGGTTGTCCCAGCTTCAACAGAAGACGTCACGAATCAGCTCAATTTGACTGGAAAGAAGGCAGCTTATACGCTGGGTATTCCAAAAGGCGATCAGAACGAGTGGAAAGACCGTGAGGTTCGTTTCTTTGGGCGAAAATGGCGCACGATTGGTATTCCTTTGGAAGGCATTGAAGCCATGATGCCTTTGGACTGGAACAAGAAAGTGATGGTTGAAGCGTATGAATAATTTCAAAGTCAAGCTTATCGGTGCGGGTGTAGGAGCTCTTTTGAAATCCAAAGAGATTCAGGATATGCTGAATAAAGAAGCTACAGCCATTAAAAGAAGATGTGGGCCTGGTTATGAACAAGATAGCCATGTTGGTAAGACAAGGGTAAATGTGATGGTATATCCGAGGACCTATCAAGCCAAGAAAGATAATAAAAGAAATAATACTTTGTTGAAGGCGGTACATAAATGATTGAAATTATTATCAAGAAATATCTTGACGGTCATTTAGATGTACCGTCATTTTTTGAGCATGAAGCTGAAGCTCCTGATAGTTTTGTCATTATTCAAAAGACAGGAGGAAAGGAGCGGAATCATTCTGGTAGTGCGACCTTTGCTTTTCAAAGCTATGGTCCTACTATGCAGAAGGCTGCTGAGCTCAATGTCAAAGTGAAGCAGGCTGTAAAAGGGTTGATTGAATTAGATTCAATCTGTGGTGTCCACCTAAACAGTGATTACAATTTTACGGACACTGAAACGAAACAATATCGATATCAAGCCGTATTTGATATTAATTATTTTTAAAAGGAGAAATTAAATGGCAACAGAAGCAAATGTAACGACTGCAAGACCTAAAATCGGCGGTGCGGTTTATTCCGCTCCGCTTGGTACTCCCTTGCCGACAGATGCAACAACAAAACTAGATCAGGCGTTTGAAGCACTAGGTTATATTTCGGATGACGGTATGACCAACAGTAACTCGCCAGAGTCAGAAAATATTAAAGCATGGGGCGGTGTCGTTGTCAGTTCAGTTCAAAAGGAAAAAACAGACACATTCAAATATATGCTTATTGAAGCATTGAATCTACATGTTTTGAAGGAAGTGTATGGACCAGATAATGTATCTGGGGATTTGTCATCAGGAATTACGATCAAGGCAAACTCAAAAGAATTGCCACATCACTGTCTGGTAATCGAAACGGTTCTAAAGGGTGGTGTACTTAAACGTATTGTTATCCCTTCAGGAAAGGTAACTTCCATTGATGAAATCACTTATAACGATGGAAGTGTTCTTGGATATGGTACGACAGTCACTGCCTTCCCTAACGCTGCTGACGACACACACTATGAATACATCAAAGGAGCTTAATCATGTCAAAACAAAATCGCAAAAAGAAAAATAAAGGAGCTGCGCCACAAATTAAAACAATCCGTGGGGTGACTTCAACCGGATTTGCTTTTGAAATCACAAAAGAGCGCTTGGAAAACTATGAGTTGCTTGAAGCTATTGCAGAAGTAGATACAAATCCGGCAGTTTTACCAAAAGTGGTCAAACTCATGCTTGGTAACAAATCCGAAGATTTGAAAAATCATGTGCGAACTGCGGATGGAATTGTTCCTTTGGACAAAATGGGAGCAGAAATTAGTGAGATATTTTCAAGTCAGAATCAGTTAAAAAAATAGCACTCCTTGCTAGAATGATTCAAACAGACGAAGACGCTCTTATATGTGATTTAGCTGAAACCTATGGGATTTTTGACTACAGGCAGTTACCTGCTGACCAGGTAGCTGTCTTTGCTTTTGGTCTGAGAGATGATTCACGGATCAAACTAGCAATGACCAACAGCAAAGTTCCTTTTGAAACCTTTTTGCTTGCAGGTGTGCTTGATAGGCTTTCTGCGCTTGTTTGGTTTAAAACAACAGACGGTCAGAAAGGAATCAACAAACCATTAATGGTTGCAGAGGAGCTGACAGGTAAAACTAAAGCTAAAGAAAGCAAGGAGATGATCTTTGATTCTGGTGAGGACTTTGAAGAATATCGTCAGCAAATTCTAGAAAAGATTGGAGGTGAGGATTAGTGGCGACAGAAATAGCACAGGCTTATGTGCAATTGATACCATCGGCCAGAGGCATTACTGGTAAAATCCAATCACTCCTCAATCCTGAAGCTAGTGCAGCAGGGCAAAGTGCGGGGCAGTCATTGGGTTCTAGCCTTGTTAGCGTTATGACGAAAGTTATTGCAGCGGCAGGGATTGGCAAGGCCTTTTCGGCTGCTATCAGTGAAGGCGCAGCACTTCAGCAATCTCTCGGAGGTATCGAAACTCTTTTCAAAGGTTCTGCTGATAAGGTTAAGGGATACGCTAATGAGGCCTACAAGACGACAGGTCTCTCAGCTAATGCCTACATGGAGAATGTGACAGGCTTCTCAGCGAGTCTCTTGCAGTCTTTGGGTGGAGATACTAACAAGGCTGCTGAAACGGCTAATATGGCCATGATTGATATGTCAGATAATGCGAACAAGATGGGTACATCGATGGAAAGCATTCAGATGGCTTATCAAGGTTTTGCTAAGCAGAACTATACGATGCTGGACAACCTGAAACTCGGTAGAAAAACCATAGCCGAGTATAAACCTAGTGAAAACGGTGAAACCCTAAGAGTAGCTTAGGCAATACCGTGCTAAGCAAGATTTTAGTTGCATTTTCCTTAATTGTGCGATAAAATTAAATTATCGAATACGAGGAAAATAATATGTGGAAGAAAATCAAAAGAAATCACAACTATTCAATTAATAAAGACGGGAGAGTCAGAAATGACAAAACCGGACTTATTAAACAACCATTCAAAAATAAACAGAATGGCTATTTGATAGTTGACTTATACAAAAACAATAAATCTGAAAAAGTTCCTATTCATAGATTGGTGGCAGAAGCCTTTATTCCGAATCCAGGTAAAAAATTGACAGTTGACCATATCGATGGGAACCGAGAAAACAATTCTATTGAAAACTTAAGGTGGGCGACTTATTCAGAAAATAATTCACGATTTGAAACGATTGGTGTAAGAAGTGAATCAATCATAGTTACAAGATACGCAGAAGAAAGAAATAAAAGAGGTGGCAGACATTTAGCATGGCTTGATGTTATTGACACAATGGAATTTGAAAGTGTTTCTGAAACTGCAAAATACTTTGATTGCACCATTTCTAATATTTCTCTAATGTTAGAAAAAGGCACGATTGGAAGACGTGGAAGAACTAGGGGATATAGATTTTCTTACAAGAACGGTGGACGTTCTAAAATCTTGAAAGTGTAACGACTATCGAAACAGAAAAAACATCCAAAAGGGTGTTTTTTTTAATGGAGTAGAGTAGGCTCAAGCGAGCCGAAGCGCTAGGATGTATTTAATACATAAGAGATAGTCTAATCTCTATGGCAACATAGAGCAGTCTAAAAAAGACGGCTACAATCTAGCGAATTGTAGCGAATATGTACCGTGTATGGTGGTACCAAGCAGGAAATGGAGCGTCTTTTGAATGACGCTCAGAAGTTGACTGGTGTTAAATATGACATTAACAACCTTTCAGATGTTTATAATGCTATCCATGCTATCCAAGAAAATCTCGATATTACTGGAACGACTGCTAAAGAGGCGGCATCCACTTTCAGTGGGTCCTTTGAATCCATGAAAGCAGCTGCTCAGAATGTCCTTGGAAAGCTAGCGTTGGGGGAGAATATCCTGCCTTCTCTACATGCTTTGCTTAAAACAACATCGACCTTTCTCTTTGATAATTTTTTGCCGATGATTGGAAATATTTTTTCTGGCCTTGGATTGGTTCTGACTGAAGGGATTAGTCAGATTGCATCTCAGCTTTTTGGGGATGCTTTTGGAAGTGCAGTTTTTGATCAGCTGTCTCGTGTGACTGGAATCTTTGAGACCTTTTTTGACATGATCTTTGGGTCTATGGATAAAGAGGCGAATTTTGAGATATTAGATGCACTTGGTTTTAGCGAAGATGCAGCGAACCAAATTATCAACATTGCAGAAAATATCCGAGTCACTTTTGAGAACATTGGAGTTGTTGCTGGTAATGTTGCAAGCATTGTTGTTGATTTCGTCGGAGACCTTTTAGGGATCAAAGATGGCGAGCAGGGAGTGACCTTGCTCGGTTTTGCATTTGAGGCATTGACTGGAATCCTGAAAGAAGCTTCAGGAATTTTAAATGAAGTTACTAAATTTTTTAAAGAGAATCAGTTAGCAGCAGATTTACTTAAGTCAGCTGTAGTTGCTTTAGGAATTGGTTTACCTGTTGTTAAGTTTACCAAATTTGTACAAGGTTTAGGTGTCTTACCTGGAATATTAACAATTGCTAAGACGGCTATTTCAGGATTTGCTACATCAGCGATGGCTGCTATTTCGTCAATTCCTCTTGTGGGGTGGATTGCTGCAGCGGTTGCTGCATTAGCTTGGTTCTTCACACAAACAGAAACTGGTCAGCAAATTTGGTCATCTTTTGTAGATTGGATCAAGGATGCATGGCAGGGGATTGCTGATTTCTTTGTCGGTATTTGGTCTGGTATCTCTGAAGGTGCTAGCACTTTGTGGGATGGAGTTGTTACAACCTGGAATGCTTACATCGAATCGTTGAAGGCGATCTGGAATGCTCTTGTAACATTCTTTTCTGACTTGTGGGTAAGCATCCAAGAGGCTGCATCTGTGGCATGGATGGCTATCACGACAGTAGTGATGGCGATTGTTCAACCGTTCATTGATGGATTCTTGAATGTTTGGAATAATATCTCAGACGGTCTTACTCAAATTTGGGAAGGGATTAAGATGATTTTTCAAGGTGCTTGGGAATTTATCAAATCGATTTTCTTGGGTGCTATTCTGATCATCATTGACCTTGTGACAGGGAACTTTAACCAGCTGGGAGCTGATCTTTCTCTAATTTGGGAAGGAATTCAAAATGGCGTCTCCATGATTTGGGAGGGAATTAAAACATATTTCTCTGGAGTTGTAGATACTATTGTTGGCTATGGTATTGCTGTTTTTGAAAACTTTTCTGCTGTTCTTAGTGCGATTTGGGAGTTTATCAAGTCGGCTGCTTCAGCGACTTGGGAATGGATAAACTCTACTGTAACAAGTCTAATAACAGGTTTGGTGCAGGGAGCTCAAAATATCTGGGACGGATTCATGAACTTCCTATCTAGTCTGTGGGAAAGTATCAAGTCGGCGGCTGTGAATGGCTGGAACGCCCTGAAATCAGGGGTTATTTCCATCATTGACGGCCTTATTCAAGGCGCTCAGAATGCCTGGAACAGCATGTCCGATGGGGTATCTAATCTGATAAGCAATGTAACTGGATTCTTCAATCAATTGTGGAATATTGACCTATTCGCTGCTGGACAAGCAATTTTACAAGGTTTCTTGAATGGTTTGCAGTCTATGTGGTCTTCTGTCACAAATTTTGTTGGTGGAATTGCGGATTGGATTCGTGACCACAAAGGTCCAATTGAGTATGACCGTAAACTCTTAATTCCTGCTGGTACTGCAATCATGAAAGGGTTAGACGAGGGACTGCAAGAACAGTTCAAGGATGTCAAACAAACGGTCGGAGGTATGGCTGGTGAGATTGCGGGTGTATTTTCAGGGGATAACCTGGATCTTAATTCCTCTGCGTCCGTGACTAAAAGTCTAGAGGCTCAGTTGGCTATGCCGTCGTCTCAATTTGAAGCGCATGAAAATAAAACCGTGTCTGAGATAGCGATTCTGAGAGCAAGTATGGAGAAGATCCTTACTGCTATCCTTGAAAAATCGTCAGATGTCTACCTAGACAATGATATTATCTCGTTAAAAACCTATGAGCAACACGGTGCAATTTATGCGAGGGAGGGAATTTAATGAATTATATGATCATCAATGGTTTCAACACCTCAACCCTTCCTGGTTGTGTTGTGACAGATTTTGGAAAGGTGGAGGCTGCTAAGCCAAAGGGAGAGAAGGCTGACCTTTATGGAGTCAACGGCAGTTATCGTGTATTAGATGGTTCTTTCGATAGTTACGAAAGGACCTTCATTCTTCACGTTAAAAAAATGGTTGAGATTTCAAGTATTCTTGATAAATTTCAATCGAATGACAATGTTTTAGAGTTTAGCTATCAGCTTGGTTCATTGTTCTATGCTAACTTTGTGACTGCTAGTTTTGAACCTTTTGGGAATCATGCTTGGAAGTTAGAAATTAAGCTGGACATGCAACCGTTCCGCTATCAAAAAGATGTAGCGCCTGTGGTGCTGACGGCGACTGATACAATCAACAATCCTGGTACGATTTACTCTGAGCCAATCATTGAGATTGAGGGAGACGGTGATATCTCTCTTACGCTCGGTCGGAAAACTATGTATCTAGCGATTAAGACCAAGGCCACGATCGATTGCAGGCAAGGCAATCAGAATATCTACAATGCAACTGGTGCAGTCCAGAACACACTTCGTAAGCGTGGAGGATTCTTGGAAATTCCAACTGGGAAAGTTGGTATCTCGTTTACTGGAAATGTCCGTAAAATTACTATTCGACCGAATTGGAGGTATAAGATTTGATTTATTTAACAAATGGCAACACACCTCTGAATGCTGCTTACGAGGATAAGATTGTCCAAGAAGATGGTAGCACCTACCAATTGACCTTCCGATTTCCGACCTCTGATCCTTTGTGGGAGAAGTTGAAAGAGGAGACATTCCTAACGGCTGACGATCTGCATGGTGAGCAGGATTTTGTCATCTTTGAGGTCGAGAAGAAAAATGGCTATATTCAGGTCTATGCGAACCAAGTATTCACCCTCTTGAATAACTATGTGGTCAATCCAATCTCTTTGGATAGACAGACTGGTTCAACTGCTCTCAGTCGTTTTGCTGGCGCGATCACTCGTAACCATCCATTCTCATTCTTTTCTGATATTGAAGATAGACATACCTTCAATATTGGTTCTAAGAATGCCATGGAAGCATTCGCGAAAGACAAGCATTCCATCCTTGGCCAATGGGGTGGCGACCTTGTGCGCCATGGATACCAGGTTCGATTACTTAAAAATGGCGGTTCAGAAAATGAATCGCTTTTTATGTACAAGAAAAACCTGTCTAGCTACCAGCATAAGACCTCTACTAAGTCTTTAAAGACTCGAATCACCTTCAAGACTACTGTCAAAGGTGAGGGAGAAAAGGCTCCTGATCGCAAGTTTTCCGTGGTCGTGGATAGTCCGCTCATTAGCAAGTACAGTCAAATCTACGAAGATGTGATTGAAGTTAATGATGAGGACGTGAAAGACGAAGCAAGCCTACGAAAATACGGCGAGCAGTATTTCAAGACATCGCTCTGCGACATGATGGAAGATAGCCTTGAGCTTGAGGTCGTTGGCCAGAGTGACGTTCCTGTTCAGATGTATGATATTGTGAGTCTGTTTTACGAGGTCTACAATCTGGATGTGCGCAAGAAAATCACTAAGTACACTTATTCGCCGATGGCAAATAAGCTACTATCTATTGGATTTGGAAAATTCAAGTCAGGTTTGTCCAACATGGTTTCTAACGCGGTCAGTGACGCGGTTAAGAATGAAGCGCAACAACTTCATGATGACTTTGAACGACAGTTAGAAAGAGAGCTCAAAAATGCGGATCTCGCTTTTGACCGTCAGAAAGAGGAGTTGGTCAACCAATTCACAGATGGTCTCAACGCTGCTAAAGCCAGAGCCGAAGAGGTCAAGAGAGAGCTCTCTGACACCATCGACCAGCGTTTCAGTAGTTTTGACAATGGGCCTTTACAAGATGCCAAACGCAAGGCTGAGGAAGCCCTGCGAAACGCTGGCGCCAGCACCCCGCCGCCGC